AGTAGCTTCTACTATTTCTTCGTAAATATTATTAACTGTAAGAGCTTCTGTATTATCATCTGTAAATGATGAAATAGGATTAGCTCCTATCATAACTAATGCTCTACTTGCTATATCTACTTTTGTTACTGCCATTATAACATTTTTGGTAATTTAATACTTAAATCTTTACCTGTTATTTCATGTATTCCGTATTTATTATTTAAATATTCTACAGTTTCTCTAAATCTTTCTTTTTGACTTTGAGGATCATCAGAAGTAACAATAGATTCTAATACTGCTATATTAGTTCTAATATCATTTATATCTTTTGGTGAGCTTAATTGTTTAGGAGAAATAAATTTTGTTTTGCTTTTATCTCCCAATAAATTAATTTCAATATCACCATCTGGTAATTTCTTATAAACATAAGAACTTTTTGCAGCAGAAGCTATTAAAGAAGTAGCTAATGTTCCAGCTATTGCACCACTAATCATAGGATTTTTATTAACAAAATTTTTACTTTTGTCTTTTATTGCTGTAGCTAATGGTTCTACTTTTTCTTTAACATTATTAATTGTTGGTTGTATTTTTTCTTTTACTTTATTAATAGTAGGTTGAGCTTTTTCTTTTAAACCCATCATTCCTGATGTTGCTTTTTCTTTTATTTGTTCTGTTTTTTCTTTGATTTTTTTTACAGCTGGTTTAATTTTTTCTTTAGCTTTTTCTACTGTTGGTTTAACTTTAGTTGCTGCTTCACTAGCTTTAGATTTTAATGCACTAGTTTTTTCAGTAGTTACATTAACTGCTTTTTTTAAACCTTCTTTTAATTTCTTTTTTTTAACTAAGTTTTTAGCTGCTGTCGCTGCTGTTCTTATTGCTGCTGCTATTGCCATAATATCTCCTATGTAAGAAGGGGGGTATTAACCCCCCATTCTATTATGATCCGTTTACTACTGTAACAGTAGCAGCACCAGAAGCAGAAGATACCACTAAGATATCTACAGTCTGTGTACCACCGTTAGAACCTACACAAAGAATGATATCATTCTCTTTAAGTTCCTTAGTAGCCGAATTAAAATAACCAGATGCAGCGATTGCTGCAATCGCATCATCATCTGTGTAGAACCATAAGGAGTTAGAATCTCCAGCTTGACCAATTTTTTTAATTGGATTTGATGTTTCATAAGCCATAGTTTATCTCCTTACTCTGCACACTTCTGCACTCTAATACCATTGGTGTCAATAAGCACTGAACCCATTGATAAGTAAGATGTCATTAAGTGAGCTACTTTCTCAGGAATGTAGTTTACTTCAGTTCTTACTTCAGATCCAACGCCTAAGCCCATTGATGATTTGTGCCATGCGATTGTATGTCTATCTGTTGAACCAGATGTATCTAGTCCAGAATGTACGAAGGTTAAGAAACCTAAGAATCTCTTAGCAGTATAATTCATGCCAGAGAAAGGTAGTTCTCCTGAACCAATGTACTCTAGTCTAGTCCACTGATCGTCAGCTAATAAGTCAGACCACTGATTTGGACCAATAGCCCAATATCTTTGGTTATCATCTGGAACATCATTTGATCCAAATAGAGCTTGCATCTCTTTAAACTTATCAATGTTAAGATCAGTTGCTACTGTACCACCCTGTGCACCAGCGTTGTTTGCTAGTGTAGTTGCAGATGCCATAGCAGTTGTAATGATTGAGTCAGTTTTTCTTCCAAGAGCGTAAGCTGCGTTATTAGCAATTACTTGTCTTTCGTCAATATTGGTTTTAAGCTCGTCTAATCTATCCACATAGTCAGATGCATAGAAATCAGCGAGAGTAGCTGTTACGTTAGTGTGAGAAATATTCATAGCTACAACCTCAGCATGTCTTGCTTTAGATGTTGCCTCACCTGTTCCTACTTTTTGGAACTTAACAGATTCGCCTGATACACCATTAACTACACGAACAAGATTTTTTAGCTTAGCACCCATTCTTTGGTATGCCATATGTACCTCAGCTTCAAACTGGGTAATAAAAGCATTGTTTATGCTCGAACTCATAATTTATCTCCTTTGTTCGTTTGTTTATATCAAGATTATCTCGATAGGGCTGATATGTTATCTGTCAAACAGGCATATCGTAAAGCTATGCGAGGTCTTTTTTATAGCACTGGCATAGTTTAATTAAAAAATCAACGCACAAATTTGATAGATTTAATATTTTCTGTAGGAATTACTGTAGTATCACCAATATCTGTGTCATTACAGGACATAAAGACTATGGTAGAATCTTTGTTTTTTTCTAATAAGAATCCTTCTGTATAGTTTATTGCTGGTTTAAATTTTTTTGCATCATCTGGAGAGAGCCATTCAGCATGACTGATTGCATCTCTCCAGTATATTTGGACTTTTTTAAGCCGATTTTTGGTTATAATATTTTTCATAGAGATCAGTTACTTTCCTAATATAGGCTGGATCTTTTTCTCCATCTTTCCAATATCTAGGATCTTTCATCATAGCTTTTAGATCTAATGGATCAGGACTAACATCTATTTTTGTTTCAGTATTAGGAATAGGAGCATCTTTGTTTAAAGACATAATTTCTTCTATAACCCTAACACCTTCAGCAGTAGATGCTAATCTAGCAACTGCATCATAAGATTCTGGACTTAGATTTTTCTTAGCCCATAAATCAGCTGATTGTATTCTTTCATTTGCATTATCTCCTAATAATTGTTTTTCATTTTCTATATTAGGTAAAGCATTAACTTCATTTTCTACAAATGCTCTAATACCAGCATCAAATTCATCTTGGCTTAAACCTCTTTTTTTTGCAGTATCAGCCCACCATTGTAATAATGGCATTTCTGGATCAATATCTAAATTAACACCATCTGGTAATTCAGGTGGATTAATTTCATATTGCTCTGGTGCTTTACCAGATAACTCAGCTTCTATATCTGATCTAATTTGTTTAGACAGTTCATCTGTCCTCATTCCTAGTTTTTTTTCTAATGCTTTATAAGAAGCACCTAAATCTTCAACATTAACCTCTTTGGTTTCTGTATTCCAAAATTTACTAGGTATATACTCAGGTATATCTGATACTTCTTCAGTAGCTTCTACTTGAGTATTATCTACTTGATCTTGTACTTGTTCTTCACTCATCTTTTTTTATTCCTTTATTTATTTTTAATTTGATTAAATTAACCAAATATCTTTGTCCTTCTAAGTGCCATAACATACTACTGGAACTTTGAGGAGATACAACAGATTTTACAGTTAATGATTCTAAATATTCGATTACCTTTTTGCCATTTGGCTGATTAAATACGGAAGCGAATATGTGGTCTATTTCTAAATCTTGTTTAGATTGGACCTTGTTCTTCAGGGTTTCCCAACTCATTTGGAGCCATATTAGCTCCTTGTTGCATAGATTGCAACTGATTTACTATTTGTTGTTGTTCTGCTGGATCTCTTATTAGTTTTTCTGGTAATCCCATTTTATCAGCTAAATATCTAGCTACTTCATCTTGTTTAATAACCATATTCAGCATTTGTGGTCCAAATGTTTGACCTAAGATTTCAGAAAATCTCATAACATCAGCTACATCTTGTTGATGCTGTGCTTGAGATAATGGTGAAGTCGCTACTATTTTAACTTCTCTACCATTAACTTTTGGAATTTCTATTTTACCTTGTTTAATTAATAAACGAATAACTCGTCTTAATAACGGATTGACAAACTCAGATTGCAATCTTCCAAATGACGATCCTATCTGTCTAGATAGATCTGCCATTCTTTCAGCTACTTCTGTGGCTGACATAGGTGTTCCTTCAGGTCTACCTAAACTTTCCATGTAAAGAGCTTTCTTAATATTGTTTCTCATATCACCTAATATTAATTGAGCAACATCAAATCTACCAGCCGCTGGTAATGCTTGTAAACCTCTACTATTAGGAGCTACAGGGATAAGACTTCCCGGTACTAAACTAATATTATCAGGATTAATAACACCATCATCTTCAAAAGTATAAATGCCTGAAATACTCATTTGAGCATTTTGTAAAATTAATTCTACTGTTAGGTTTGTAGTTTTAATAGCAGCCATAGCATTGAATATTGGACCACGACCATAAACTTCTCCTGATGCTTTATTCCATCTAAACACAATGTAGGGATTAGAACCAATACCACTTAGTTCTTTTTCATAAATCATTTCTTTATGATTCATACAAACAACACAGTATTTATATCTTTCTTCATTAGGCTTGTCGTATAAACGATAAACACCTTCTACAATTTTAACTTTTGCAGCTGGGTTTTCTTCCATTTTTCTCATCATCTCTGGTGATAAGATAGCTTTAGGATAGGTAACAAGAACTCTATCATACCTCATTGTTCTTGTTCTAAAGATTTGATCTATTTTTTGATCTGGACCATTATTTAAAACTACTCTTGGTAAAGGTACTGCTTGGAAGTTAATAGGATTAATACTATCTCCTTCTTCTACTAATAATACTGCTGTACCAATAGCAAGATCCATAAATGCTTCATGTACTTCTTGATTAAAATTAGATCCACCTAATACTTCAAATATATATTCTGTAATAGCATCTAACTGTTCGTCTACTTGTGGCTTAGCATCTACTGGTATTTCTGTACCTGATTGTAAGCTAGCCCAACGACCATAAGTTGGAACCATTCCAGCTTGTAAACGAGAAGCAAATTCTTGAATACCTACGACTGCTGTTTCATCAAAGATCTTATCAGTTCTTCTTTCCCCAATCGTTTCTTCATAGAAAGATTCTCTTTGAGGCATAGTATATTCGTATGCTTCTTCGTATTTATCTTTCCAATGGTCAAAGATGTGTTCAGCTTCTTTAAATTTTTTTAAGAATGAAATTACTTTAGGATCGCTATTAGAATAATTAACTTCTTCTTGTTCTGCTGTTGGAATATAAGGCATTATACCATAGCTCCTCTAATTGTTTTATCAGCTCTAGCTAAAAAAGGATCTCTGTTAGCAGTAATTACTCCAGTTTCACCACTTAAAGCTCCACGATAAGATTTCTTAGCTCTTTGAGCTACTGCTGTAGAATCTTGAACTGAAGTAGAGTTACTACTGGTAGTTGTGCTACCACCATTTCCACCACTACTTACTGGTACTGCTGTTGTTTTACTTCTATTAGCAGTATCATAAAAGTTTTGAACATATTTAGAATAAGGTGTTGCTTTATTAGATAAATAAGCTGAACTAAAAAACGCAGTCATACCTGATGCAGCTGTTGCTAATGCACCAAGTGCTAATTTAGTTTTTTGTTGAGATTCATACATTTCTCTTGATAGAGGTATAGGCTCTCTTTTACTTGCTTCATATGCTTCTCTTGCCTGAGAAGTAAATACTAAACCTTTATCTGTTTGAACTCCTGTTATAAATGATCCATTTTTTTGCACAGTTCCTAAACCTTGAGATGCTAAGTATTCATTTCTTGCAGCTTGGTATTCAGTACCATACATTTGATTTGAACTTGTTGTTGATATAAAACCAGTAGGACTTGTTGATGCTCCTTGAACAGGACCAGCAACTGTAGTTCTTATTCCTAATTTTTCTTGAGCATATTTATCAGCTCTAATTCCTTGAACCACTGCATTTGTTTTTGCAGATTTGTTTGACATTCCACCTTTGCTAGATGAAGATGTTCCACCTTTACTACTCAATTTCTTTCCCTTCTGAATAAAATCCTCTGCCACCAGCTCTACTAAATAGAGATCTCATTCCAATGACTCCTTTAGCAAAACGAGATTTTCTTTTCTTTTCTTCAGCTTCTAATCTTTCTTTTTCTTCTTGTTCTTCCTTCATTTTTTTTTCTCTATCCAAACGAAGCTGTTTTTCTGACTCTGATTCTGTATATTTTGGTGTACCAAATAAACTTCCCATAGTTATAGATCTATTTCACGAAAATTTTGTTTTTTCAACGCACAATATAACTGATAAGGTGTAAATATCCACCATTTATTTAGACCTAATATTCGTTGAACATAAGATACACAGCTATGTTCTTTAATCCAAGAACCCATAAAGCTAGGAAACTTAGTCTTTCTAGGTTTAATTTCACCTTCTAGTACCTTTCCTTTTTTCATTTGAAACATTCTAAAAATTGTATCTATTTTATCTTCCGATACAGTTTCTAG